GAAATCGACGCCCAATGGCGTTATATTCCTGAAGAGCATAAAAATGCCTTTAGGGGACACGAACGCGCTCCAATCTACCTAAATGAGGTCTGCCAGAGGGCTTTGCACGATCTTTCGCTAATCAGACCAGATAAACTGAATCCTCATTACTTTACCATTAAAGAACACATAGCATTTAAGCAACAGCAACGCCGCAAAGATGTTTTTACACCTGAAAGGGTTAAGCTATTACGCAGCTGTATTACGCATGACGAAGCAGCGTTGCGTTTAGGAGTCTCAAATACGTGTGTACGCCGATGGAGAGATGAATTATGGGCAAATGACTTCAGCGTTACTAAATTTTATAATAGGACGGTAGTTGAAGGCTCGGAACTCTTTGATAAAGACAAGTTCTATAAACACTTGCAAAAAGCCTGCGACAAAGCCGGAGTAGAGCGTTTTTACCCCTATTCTTTCCGGCATCACGTTGCTCAGGACGTTCGAGATACTCACGGTCTTGAAGCCGCAAGTGCTTTACTAGGTCATAAGAATCTAAATACAACCGAACTGTACGCTCAGAAGTCAGAAGAGCTTGCAAAACAGATCGCAGAACTTCGAGCATTATCAGCCGCTGGTGAAGAGGAGTGACCAACCGTGTCAACGTAGCCTCCTACCCTACAGGGCGAAGGAAATGTACGTTAAAAGCTACACCTATACGGCTTTATCTGGTTCTATTTGTCTGTTAAAGTGTAACTACCTTCCTTCGGAATGAGATTGGAACAATGTGGGTGGGAAAGTTGAAGAAAATGGGCAAAACTCAAGAAGAAGAGTTGAAGATCAACATTGAATTGGAAGTAGAAGATGCCGAACTCCTAACCGAGGCGTTAGGGCATTGTTATCGCCTGTTCGGAGGTAACGACAGACGCTTCGATGAAATGCTGGTCGATGTATCTCGCAAAATTCGAGATGAAAATAATATTCGGGAAACGAATATTGTCTGAAAATTAGGTTTGCACTTGCGCGTGTAATGATGGTTATGCCTACCAACATCACGCGCAAAGATGCAACCGCTTCTACACCAACCTTTGCAGAGCAAATGGTTACCAAACTACAGGCTGAGATACTCGCCGGTAGTGGTGGTGTACGTTCTACGTCTATCGACGGCATGACAATCAACGTCAGCCGCCGTGACCTGCTGAAGGAACTTACACATTGGCAAAAGGTCGTTGCGCGTCAAAAGGGAACTCGCCCTACCGCCCTCACGATTGACCTATCTAATGCCGCAACCGACATCGACTGATTCGGCTAAGGCCGATCCCACTAAGCTCGACTATGACGCCGCTAATACCTCAACCAAGAGGTACAGCCCGCCTACGCGCTTGAAATCTACTGATCAGTTGCTCACGCCGACAAAGCGTAAACAGCTAATCAGTAACGCCAGGGATTTACAGCAGAACTTTACTGCGGCTGCGTGGGCAATCAGTCTGCACCTCGACTACGTGACACGCTTTACCTTTGAGCCATCCACCGGCGATGAAGGTTTAGACCGTGACCTCTCTGCACTGATGGATTGGTATCAGCGTCCAGAAAACTGCGATGTGTCAGGCCGTCACACCCTATCTCGCATGATACGCATGTGTGAAGAGCGACGAACGGTTGATGGCGATGTCTTTTTAATCAAACTGCGTAACGGCAAGCTCCAGCCGATTGAAGCAGACCGAATCAAAAACCCCGACAAGGTTCTAGACGACCGATGGATACACGGAGTTCGTGTATCTGACGGTGGTCGTCCAGAGCGATACGCTGTTTGGCGTCGTGATGGTTCAGGCGGCTACGATTACGAACGCTCTATTGCCGCACGCAACGTCTATCAACTCGGATACTACGACCGCTTCGACCAGATTCGTGGCGTGTCACCTCTTGCTCCAGCAATCAATACATTCCGTGACCTATATGAGTCCTATGATTATGCTCTTGCGAAGCTCAAGGTTTCACAAATGTTTGGGTTGGTGTTGAGCCGTGAAAGTTCCGATGGGTGGGGAGATGTCACCAAAGACGACAGCGTGACAGGTGGCTATAAGGTCGATTTCGGAAAAGGCCCAGTCATGCTCGACCTCGATCCGGGCGACCATGCTGAAATCCTAGAAAGCAAAAACCCGTCAAACGAGTTCCAGACGTTTAGCGAACAGATGACGGCACTTGCCCTTAAAAGTCTCAGCATCCCGATGAGTTTCTTTGACACGAGCCGAACAAACTTCTTCGGTTCTCGTGCCGGTCACATCCTGTACGAAAAGGCATGTAAGACCAGGCGGGCAGACTTAACCTACCTGCTGGATCGCATTACCGGCTTTCGCATGAAGATGTTCATCAATGACGGAACACTCCGTTTGCCAAGTGGCATGACCCTAACTGATCTTAACTGGGAATGGATGCCGGACGGTACTCCTTGGTGGAATCCGCAGCAGGAAATCAACGCTGACATAGCGGCAATCAATGCCGGATTAAAGACGAGAACCCAAATTGTGCGTGAACGTCACGGTAAAGAGTTCCGTGATGTCATTGATACCCTAGCGGCGGAGCAGGATTACATGAATACGCGCGGTGTGATTCCTGATATGTCTATCGCCGAAGTCATTCCCGATGAAGTTGAGCCGCCTGTTACAGGTCGCCGACCCGAAACGGAAGAGGAAGAGGAAGAAGTATGAAAGAACAAGTTCCATCGAACGCAATGCACTTTCAATCGACTGAGATTTCTATCACAGAAGGCTCGTCGGAAGATGGTGAAGCAACCCTTTACGACGTAAGCCTGTTAGCACGAAGTTCGCAGGCCATCGAGCATTGGTATTGGGGAGACCAGACTATTCATGATTTTGCAGGGATGCGTGTGGCCGAGAAAATTCCAATCGACTTCAACCACGACAACGGTGAAGTCATTGGCTACTTAGACCGCTTTGAGCAAAAGCCGGAAGGCTTAGTAGCAAGCGGAAAACTCGTGAGCTTTTCCAAGAAGGATCGAAGCGCAGAGATCGTCCGTAAAGCCAAAGCCGGAATTCCCTGGCAAGCCTCCATCAATTTTGGTGGTGACGGAATCAGCGTCGAGCGCATCACCACGGAAGGTGAGTTCCGAGTTAACGAAAGAGAGTTCAGCGGCCCAGCGACAGTCATTCGTACATGGCCGCTAAGGGGCGTAGCCATCACACCGTATGGTGCTGATGAAAATACCGAATCAGTTGTGTTGTCTAACGGCAACGAAATTTTAGTAGATGTTTTAGGAGATTCTCTTATGAGTGACGACCAAAACGCCGCTGAAGTCGAAAACGAAGAAGCTGTTGTAGCTGAAGTCGTTGAAGATCAGGTGGAAGAAGTCGAACAATCAGAGGTCGCTGAATCATCCGAAGAAGCCGAAGTCGTTGAGGAAGCCGCAGAAGCACAACTCTCTGCCGCCGAAGGAAAACGATTTGTCGAACTCTTTGGAGATGCAGGGGCTTTGTGGTTTATCGAAGGCAAAAGCGAAGCCGAGTGTTACGCACTTCAAATCGCCCAGCTTAAAGAAGACAACGCAAGTCTGGCAGAAGAAGCCGGTCGATTGCGTGAACTTGCCAATGTTAATTCTGACGGTGAGGCTAACCCAGTTAGCTTTTCTGAAGGTGTTACCCCAGAGGATGCCGAGCGACTTGCACTTGTTGAAAAGTACAAGCGTAACGGTGTGAACAACGACTTCGTCGCAGGTTTCGCAGCCCGCTTTGAAAAACAACTCGCCAACAAATAGATAGAAAGGTAAATCTACAATGGCTGACGATTATTACACAAGTGCGGAGATACTCACCTTCAACGATAGCGATTTAGCTTTCGATGTAAGTGACGTTCTTAACCGCGCACCACTGATTCGCCGACTATCGGCGTTTGCAATAGACGGAACACAATTAAAGTACGTCAAACGTACTGCTGATCCGAGCGTAAATTTCAGACTTTTAAATGATGGCGTCGATAATGACGTTGCAGATTGGACACAAGTGACTGTCGATTTGGCTATCGCTGATGCCAGTTTCAACGTGGACATCGCCGCCGCCGAAGGTTATCGCCTCGGCCCAGCAGCGTTTCTCGCCCTCCAGATGAGAACGCATATGGAAGCACTGATGTTCAAGATTGAACAGGAAGTTCTTTACGGAGCAGCGACCAATGGCTTCGCCTCCTTGAGTGACGAACTTGATGCAGTAGCGGATGCGACCGTCATCTCGGCGGGTGGTACATCTGCCGGACGTAGTTCTGTCTGGGCAATAAAAACTGGAATGAACGATACGCAACTTGCGTGGGGAAATCAGGGTGTTATCGAAGCTAAGGATACTACGATTATCCGTACGGCTGGTGCTACCACTGGCAACTTCCCTAGCTACTTCACGCCTGTAACTGGTTACTGTGGTTTGATCTACGGATCAGCTTGGTCAGCAGGCCGAATCTGTAACATTACCGAAGATTCCGGTAAAGGCTTAACCGACGATTTGATCTCTCAACTACTTGAGACATTCCCCGCCGGTCGTGGGCCTGACATGCTCGTAATGTCACGCCGTAGTCTAGGCCAATTGCAGAGGTCGAGAACAAGTTACTCGCCCACGGGACAGCCAGCATTGATCCCAGACTCTTCGTTCAACATCCCAATTTTGGTGAGCGACGGAGTTAGTGACTCGGAAGCAGAAGTCAGCTAATGGCTTTAGCTTCGGAAATAACCGCTGCCTATAGAACATTGCAACTCGCTGCTGGCATAACAATCCGTTATGCCCGTGGCGAACGCAATGTGGCTATTACCGCTGTGCCAGGAAC